CCCTGCTACTGATTTAGCTTGTGGTTTTTCTTCTTTTTGTGATTCTTCTTGCCTACGAGCTACTTCTTTTTTACCACGATTATTTATCTTTTCTAATCTGTCGTAGCCTATTATCTTTGCAATTTCTGGGGGTACAATAACCTCTCCACGTGAGATCATTATATCAACTTGTTCCTTACTTGGTATTTTAGCAGCTCTAGGAGATTTGTCAACCCCTGCATCAATATCTGCTTGGGCAACTATTTCATAAGCTTTAACTAACATTTGTTTTATATCTTCTTTACCTGCGAACTCTACAGCAGGTGCATTGATTACAAACGCTCCTTCGGGAACTGTTTTAGGTATGTCATCAGCTATAGTCTGTTTTTCAGTAAATTGATCAGGAGGTCCTCCAACAAATCCCATCTCACCAGTAGGTGTTTGTTGCTGTGCAGGATCACCACCCATCTGCATACCTATCTTTCCACCGTACGCAACATCTTCTCCTCCCATAGTATCAGCACCACTATCGGTAGATCCACCACCACCATTGTCATTGTTATTGTTATCATCACCACCACTAAATATACCTGTCGCACTGTACTGTGAACCTGCAGGAGCCGCACCAGTTGGATTACCAAAAGCATCATAAGAGGAGTATCCTATACCTGCTTGAGCTGCTTGAGTTGAACTATCGTAGTCACTTACAGTTATACCTGCTTCCATCATAGCTAATGGATTACCTTGAGCGTAACCACTGATGGCATCTTCATCTTCTACCTCTGCTGCTTGCTCCATCAAATCAGTAAAATCACCTGCAGTCATGCCTACAGGAATATTACCTGTAAGAACTTTACCACCAAAAAACCCCGGACTTACACTTATAAGTTGATTATTTATGTATCCTTGATCGTAACCTGCTATGCCTTGTGCCATCTTATCTGCAACATTGTAGTGTATATCCATAACTTTTGATGAAGCTTTAGCAAAAGCTCCACTGCCCATTGCTACAGGTTTACCATATGGATCTAATTCAGTTGGACCTATGACATTGAGAGCCATACCTGCAGGGCCTGCTAACATTTGTGTTCCAGTGTACAAACCTTTTGCTAACTCTGTTTGACCTGCTAATAAAGATCCATAGGTTGCCAATCCTGCTTTTGCTGCTATTCCTTCTCTACCACCGAGAGATGTAATTGCTTCTGCAAATGGATCAGCAAATGATCTATTTTCTTTTGCTATGTCTCTAGCTACTTGTCCTGCTGTTTGTCCTGCACCAACACCTGCAACATCCATCATTTCACTTGCATCTTGTATTGACTGACTGACACCCACAGTTTGTACATCTATTCCCAAACCACCCAACTGTTCTTCAAATTCAGTTTTACCAGATCCTTCTGCTTCTTCTTTTTCTGCAGTTGTTTCAACATCAATGTTGTTTTCTTCCAAAGCTTCAGCCAAACGCCTTCTATTGCGTATTCTTTTAAACATATTGTTTAGTTCAGGATTGCTTTTTATTATGTTCATTTGGGTTTCATTACCTTTTCAACATCATTCTTCAGGTTGAGGAGGGTTGCCAGTAAAACTGCTTTCCCCTGCAACTGGCGTAGTTCCGACTCCAATAGTGCCGTTGCCAATCCCTTGTTCGTTAGGTCGAGTAGTTCCTTGAGGTACTCCTCCAGACCCACCCATATCTGGTGATTGTTGGTTAGGGGGGCCACCTTCGCTGCCAGTTCCTTGTTGAGCATTTTGAAGTCCTTTTAATATTTCAGCATATATCTGTGCTTCATTTAAATCGTTAACCAAGCTATCAGGATCTATGTCTTGAGATATCGCAAGCTCTCTCATCAAGTTTGGTATTTTTACGAATGGTGCTAGTGTTGGGTTCATCACAGTTTGCAACAACGCAGTCAGCCTTTGACTTCGTACTTCTTTTTGCATCACTGCTGCAACACCACGAGGTTTGATTTCAAGATCACCCTCTATATCTTCAGCATCATCGTTGAACTGCATATTCCATTGAAAATATGCTTCCCCCATTGGTTTTAATAAATAATCATCTATGTTTTTTATAACAGTTTTCATAGATAGTCCTGCTGATCCCATGAGCATTGATAACCCTGCAGCAGTTCTACCAGTTCCTGTTACACCTGTCTGTCCGTGCATAATAGATGGTATGCCTGTTTCTTCATCGGCAAGTTGTCTAGATACTTGATACATTTGTAAATTCTCTGGTGCAGTGTTTGGGAACTTTAGTCCGTTGATTGCTGTGCCAGTTACACCAGACTGTCGTCTAAATATCTTACCGGGGAATATATCCATGTTTTGACCGGGTACTAGACTAGCTTCATCTATGTCAAATACAAGATTACCTGCAAGTGCTAAGTTATCTATTGCCATACGAACGTGACCGTTCATTAACATTTGAGCATCTTCCATGTTTTCTGCTACACCAACTCCCCATATTTGATAAGGATTGATTTCATAAGGAAATACATGAAAAGGTAATCTTGATGGAGTAAATGGATTGAGAACACATCTAAGTATTATGTTACCACACATCCAAGCATTTACTTGAATTTGATCTGTTTCAGATACGCCTTCAGGAAGTTTTAATCCAACTTCATCTGCAAACTTAGTATCGATTACACCCCAATATTCAAGAACTTCAAATCTGTTTTCCTGATAGTATGGTTCTGTTTCATCATCTCTTATTGTATCTTCGTAGTATTTATCTTCGTAGTTAGGGCCTTTTGCAAGACACTCTTCAATAGCTTGCTTGTTAAAATATGGTCTATTCATCAAAGCTTTTAATTGTTGTCTGTTCATACGGTGTCGTTGTATGATATACTCACAATCTTCAACACTTGTTCCTGCAGGATCAGGATGAAAATCCCACAAAGATACTGGTTCTATTTTTGGACACTCTTTTGTGTATGGGTCGTAAACTCTGCCCATTTCTGTGCGTGACCACTTATGTATCTGTTTGTTGTAATTGAGTGGACCTTTTACAATACCTGTGCCTAGCATACACGCTTCAAATATAGCATGTCTAAATACATTTACAGCGTTAGTATCTAAAAGTTGATCGTGGATAAGCTCTTCCATCTTTCGTGCAGCTTCAGCCGCAGGAGATATTTGAGGTTCACCCATACGTGCAGGACCTTCACGTAACGGAGCGTCAGGAAACTTGTCTTTCATACCACCTAAAAAATCTAAACTAGGAGTTGCTTCCGTAGCTCCCGGAGGAAGTTCTCTGCCGTCACCATTGAATCCATACTTATCTACCACCTCATCTAAGGGTGTTTCAAGATGAGCAAATTCAGCTATGCCCTCTGGTATAGGTGTGGATTGAACAACAAGTGGAAATTTTTTATTTGCAAAAAGTATATCAACGATCTGTCCGTACGCAGCAAGAACTTTAGTCTTTGTTATTTTTACAAATACTCTAGATCTTTCTGAATCACGGTATTGTGTCGTTGAATCATAAGTACCTCTGAAGTTTTTGTATGCTTGTAACCATCTTTGCTCATGGCTACGTCTACCATTTTCAGAATCTTCAAATTTACTTTTTATGTACCCTGCAAGTCCGGGCATCAACTCATCAGAGTTTTGAATGTTTATCGGTTCTTCATCTTCAGAATTGATAAACCCTGAACCATATTCAGCCATAATTTACCTCACTTAGAAGTAGTTTCTGTCATCAGCCATAGCGAATAAAGAAGCTTCAACAGTAGGTTTTGTTTGCTTCTTTGGCATATCCTGTGTCAGCACGTCTGGGTTTACATCTGTTGTAAACTCAAGACCTTCTCTATATAGTTGATCAGAACCTTGAGCATCGTCTACTGATACTTTGTCTGAACCCATGATATAGGCTGCACCTTGATTTAAATTTTGTGCCATCGTTAACTCCCTTGATTTAACATTTGCATTTGTTCTTCCAACGATAGTTGGCTCTTTCTTTCAGCTTCTCTGCCGAAATCTTCACTCATCTTTTTTATATTCATTTGTTTTTGTATTGCAAGTTCATCATCTAGTTGAGGTGCAATGTCTTGTCTGAACTGACGTTCTTTGAATACATCAATAACTTCTTGACCCATCTGCTCTTTTGTTTTAAATGGTTCGTACGGATCTCGCTCTGCCGCTGCAACAGGGTTAGGTGCAAAAAACATCTTACCGATTGCAATTTGTGGTACAAAATCTGAAGCAGTCATTATCGAAGCGTTTATGACTGCATCTGTTTCTTCCATACCATCATTTATATATTCATCCTTGTATCCTCTGTACGCCAAGTATGCCAAAGGTGATGTTATAGCTCCCACTGCTCCTACGCTGTATAATTTTGTGTTTGTTGGTTTACTAAACCTTCTTTTAGTTTTTCTTTTTGCTTTTGCTGCTTTGTCTGGGTTGTTTTGCTCCCACTCTTGTAAAGGGGTTGCCTTAACTTCTTTGGGTGCTTCTTTTTTTTGTTTTCTTTCAGCTTCGTTTTTATCTAATTCTTCTCTTCTTTTTTGATTTGCTTCATATAGATCAAGACCCTTTTTTTGTGCTTCTGCTCCACGTAAAAATGCTTGTTGTTCTGTTTCAAAGTCTTGTGCTGCTTTTATTTTACCAGTTCGTTTTTGTTCTTCAGGACTGACTTCTACAGTGCTTGTTAATTTTTCGCCAGTCGGTGATGGCGTAATTTTTATGTCAGGATATATAGCATTAAATGAATCAGGTAAATTTAATTTAAGTTTTTGTCCAAGTTGACGACCATCAGTTACGTTTAAACCTTTTGCAAGCTCTTTTTCAAAAAGTATTAAACCTTTTGTTCTTTCTACGTCACCTTTAGGATCATCGATATCTGCGTAAAAAGTATCCATGACCTTATCAAATTCTTCTGCACTTGTTAGTTTATGACTTATTATTCCTGATGCAGCTTTAGGATTAACATTTTTTATAACATATGCTGCTATTATTCTTCTTAAATCTGTAAAGTCTTTGGGATCTCTATCTAGCTTGTCTAATATTCCTTTTGGAATTTCAGGAAAAACATATTTTTTAAGAGCATTTGTAACTTGTGTTCTTGTCGCCTTAAATATAACTCCATCAGGACCTGCTTCTGCGTGAAGCTTTCTCGCAAGTTCTTGAAATACTGGAGGTAGTGTTTTAGAAGGTCCTGCTTGTTTTCTTCCTGTTCTGTCAGGATTTTCTTGAACTCCTGTTTCAACATCAAAGTATGGTCTTGGCTGACTTCCCATTTCTGCAAGTCGTCTAGTTGTTCTCATACCTATCACATCAGATAATCTAGCTCCAAACATTCCTGCAAATACAGTCGCTCTTACATTGTCGTTAGGTATATTTGAAATGCCTTTTGCCATAGCTTGTATAATATCGGCACTTACTTCTGTTGCTTTCTTACCTAACTTTTTTGCACCTTTTTCACCTGTTTTAGGTAAATCATCTTCTAAAACTTTCTTTATGGCTGTATTTAGGACACTAGATCCTCTAATACCACCCTCGTATATATCATCTAGAGAAACTTGTTTTAAGTTAGATTTTAACTCCGTTGACATCCCTATAGATTGTGCTGCAGTGCCTTTCTTTTTTATTCCAAACTTTTCTTGCATACTTTCGGCAAAATCTTTTGTGTCTGGACTTTCTAAAAATAAAGGAGCAACTCTAAATCCTTGAGAATATATTTTTGCTATGTAAGCTTCACGAACTGTTAGCTTACCTGCTTTTTGTTTATCTTTTATTTCTTGAACGGAAGGTGCGTTTTCAACACCATCAGGGAATAGATTATCTCTGATATATCTAAACGCATTTAGATCTTGTATATTTTCTGCACTTAATTTTTTTATATCAAATTCTTCTGCCATTTATTTAGTACCCAAATGTTTGGTCTTGCATTTGATAGACTTGATTCTTAATACCACCAAGCGTTTTATGAATCGACACATATCCTGTCATCCTTGTCATTAACATATATCGCAGTGCATCGTATGCGTGATCTTCTGCCTTTGTGTCCACATCTTCTGCATTTGTTTTGCTAAGAGGTATACCTGAAAGTTGTTTGATAAGGTTGACACAATTCGGAAATATTCGTAATCTAGGTTCGTCTGTTCGTGGATCATCTGCAAGCCTACGATGTATTTCCATTTTACCTTGCAGTCTGTTTCTGTCTGATGGCATCCAACGTACACCACATCTCATCATTGTTTCTGCTATTGATGGGCCGAACCCTGTCTTGTTCCAACATGATGAGTCAAGCACAGTATAGTGTGGTGTCGGATCTTCTTGTTCTACTTGTAGTATTCTATCTGCCAGTTGCTCTGCTGTCAACTGTTTTACGTACAGTTCACGATAAACCCATATATTGTTATCCCAGTCAATAGCACCCCACAGAACACAAGAAGGACTCGCATACCCATAGTCAGCGGCACGTATTCTGGGGAAATTCGGTGGAAGCTCGAAACTCGGTGTAACATGTTTACTCCTACTAAATTCAGGGAAGGCTGCACCTTCCGTTACTTCCCAGTCACCCTCAAGAAGTCGCTTACGCTCGACTTCAGGTAGTGATCTTAACATCGCTTCGTATTGTCCATCAGCCAACAAGTATGGATTGTCGGTCAAACGTGCAGGAATGAACCTGCGATAGAAGAGTGGCTCACCCTCCTTTTCATGACCTTTGGGCCACAAGAAAGGTTTACCTGTTTCAATGTCTACTGCAGGAAAAGTCGAGTTGTGTTCAGATGGATCGATATACATCTTCTTAACCCACCAACCACCGACTCCTCCGGGGTTTGCTGTACAACGCATGTACAGATGACTTTGCAGTTCAGGATCAGTTGCTCTTAGTCGT